CATAAACACCCTTCAATAAGATTCAGTTACTCGGGGGGATTCATTTCAGAAAATTATTTTTATTTCCGTTTTCTTCTTTCAGAATGATCTCTTTCAGTTTATTCGAATTTATTTCTTTTCCATCAACTTTAATAAATACTTGTTCTTTATTCTTGATGTCTTCTATCTTCTTGTTAACACCTTGCATAACCTTGCTTACTACTTCGTCTGTATCCACATTAACATTCATAGTAATCTGTTTAGCTTTTGATTGCTGTGCTTTCTTCATCAACTGTATTTCTTTCTGTGCCCTTGACAACTCATGACGAGCCTTATCACGTTGGCTTCGCATCCACTCATATTTGTCTTGATAAGTCTTATACTCATCATACAAATACCACAGTGCAGTACCTACAGCAATAACAATAGCTGTTGCAATAATAATTAATCCCGTTGTCATATCTTATCTCCTATCTTTATCATTGACTTATGCTCATCGTCAGCATAGTATGTTCTTGCATTGCCTTGACCTTGCAACACCGGAGAACCTTAAATAAATTATCCAGCATTCACGCCACGCTTTCCGAGTATTGGTACTCCTATTATATTACTTGGTTTTTTTTGCACTTTAAAATGTGAAGTAATGTCACAAACTTTTCGTAATAGATGTAATGATTTTATTAAATGCCAAACATGCTAACGTGGTTACTCCGATAATAGCGATTACCCAGAACACACACAGTGTAATAATTAATGCACCCATGTACTTACCTCTCCTTCTTAATCATATGTAAGGAGTCGAACCTTACCAGCGATTGCATGCCTCACGCCTTGACCTTATCTATATGACTATCTTTTTAACTGGGATAAGATATAACCCTAACATATCAAAGAGGACTCGAACCCATACTAACAGTTTTGAAGACTGGTGTGCTACCGTTACACTATTGATACAAAACCTTATATGATACGCGATACACTCATCACTATAACTCATATAAGGAAAAAATAAAGGAGGTATCATCTACAAGCGGACTTGAACCGCTGTACTCATTCGTGGAGTATCTTTAATCGCTAACCTGCTATAGATGAAGGTATAACCATAGCTCACAGCACGCTAGAGCCGATAGTCAGACTTTATGCCTTGTCTTTATGTATCGTCATACAAAGGATTATACCAAACGCCTTTACTCTCGCAAGTGGATTCGAACCACTACTTATAACCTGCCCCTAGTTAACCAGTACGAGACCGCATTTATATGGTTTGCCAACCTCTCGTCACGTAAAGCGACCACTAACATAATTGGCTGTCACTCTCTCGGACACTTAGCTAGACCTCTTCGCGCTAGCACCAAAGCGAATTAGATAATACCTAAACTAATAAACATAACAAACACTAGCCAAACATTCCACACGATACTAAACACTCTCGCCCACCTTGGTATATCTTCTTGATAACTAGTAAACATGTAAATATTAGCGTTAATCACACATAAAACAATAACAATCCAAAATGTAATTGTTACAGCTAAACCCATTTTATTTCTCCTTTAAGTTTTTTTCGCAGAATAACAAGATACAATATGCATCAGCCATATCATCATCAATGTATTCTGGCTCAACTATCTTAGCTTTCTCCAAGATAGCCATGCTCTGTTTTTTTCGTTCTGGGCGTTTACCTGTGATAAGGTGATAAGAAGCCCAAGAACTATTTGATATGTCGATATATCCCATACCGTACTTTAATCGCATAATACTTAAGAAGTAACCATTCGCACGGACTAAACTGATATTACCTTTAGTTCTTCGTACTATAATAGGCTCTTCAATTGCGATAAAGTAATCTTCAATCATGTAAGTCTCAACAATTTCAATAAGCTGTTCAGCGATAACAAACGTTCGCTCTAGTGGGTCTTTGCTCTTACCCCCAGACAATGAGCCGACAACTTTCTTGCCTGTCAATGGGTGTGCGAAAGCATAACCTGTGCTTGCTGTTGAAAAGTCAATTGCCAAAATCTTTTCCATTATTTAAATATCTTCACTGTACTTAATATAAAGTTCATCAGATAATTCACCTTTTTCATGCGCCATAAACAAGATGCGTTGTGCAGTTTCAAAGCTAAATTGCTCCACTACCCATTTGCAGTCATTTTCTGAAAACACATTTCCTTTAAAATCAATCATTCGAGAACTCCTTATATTGTAAGTAAGTGATTACCCCTTTATTTTTGAGGTCTTCTAAGATTTCAGCAAACTCATAACCTGTTGTTTCCTCTATGTATAATAGTTGTTCATTTGTCATAAGTTGTTGTTCCTCTCTTGACCTTATGTTATTATTATACACCATGATATTTGAGTTTTAGCAGTTCATTTCAATATTCTGTACCTTAACATAGACGTAACAAGCTTACATAAGATTTTCATTTATTTCATTATATGACAAGAAAAGCGATAGCGTGCTGATAAGGCGACTAGTTTCTGCATAAAGTGTTAGCTCCCTTAGGAGCGTGCTTACTGGTCAATGTTGGGTACTCTTTACAATCCGAGGCACTGCCGATACTTCTTTTAGGTAATTAACTGCTTAAATTATAGTTTATTAGTACTAAGTTTAAATTATTATTATATTGCTTGGTTTTTTTTGCACTTTAAACTCTGTTTTACCGTCTTATTTACGTTTTTAGCATGAGTAATATTTTATAGTATTCTTTTACTTGGTTTTTTTTGCACTTTAAACTTGCATTATTTTTCTTAGTGTGTTATACTTGTTTTATCAAATAAGAAAGGAGCTTCCGATGGCTAAACCAAAACCAATATTTTGCAAGAACTGCGGAGAAGGTATAGAATGTAAAACTTTCAACAGAACTGGTAAAGCATGTCGTAAAGGCAAGGCCAAAGGAAAAGCCAAAGGTAAAGCAATATCACAGAAGACGATAGACAAACGAGATGCTCATGACAGCTTATTAGGTGACCTTAACACGGACTATCTTAATAATATGAGAGATAGACAAATAAAGCGCGTGATAGACGAAGATACAGGCGAAATTTTCGGCGTTGACACTGGCATTGGTAAAGTATTCAGCTTCGAGCGTTATCTTAATCTCATCGGAGAAAAGACACTTGCAAGCTATTATAGATACCATTATGCAGACCGAACAGATGAATTTGACTTTAAACCGTAATGAAACTTTAAACACCTTGCAATTGACGAAGGTGGATCAATGTGTTATCATAGTAGTATAGAAAATAACAAAGCACACGAGATAAGCGGAACTTATCACATAGACAGAACAATAATAAAATAAAATAGGAGTTCACAAATGACAGTATTACAAGCAATAGCATTCAGTATAACTTTAACATGGTCTTTATTCACATTGAATTATATACTCTTTGGAGGTAAAGACGAATGAGCGAAAAAACAGATAAATTCTTAAAAAACGAATGGCTACACCTAGCTAATGAAGAAATTGGGCGTGCATACACTGGAAAAGAGCGTTATATTATTGCAGACGAATGGCTAGACCGCTTGTATGGTCGTTTTCCAGAATGTGTGTTTGAAATTGACGATAGATTATATTATATCGAGGAGATTAAATAATGAAAAAGAAAGCATTTTACATAGTTTACAATAAAGACGATGAATTTTTAGCACTTGGTACGGCTGAAGAAATTGGCTGTCAGTTCGATTTGACACCGTTACAAGTGAGGCAAAAAGCATGCGACTTTAAGCGAAGAGAACACGCTGGCATGATTAATCGCTACCCTATCCGTATCTTCGGAGTTGGCAGAATGGATGTAGAATAATGGACAATTACGCAAACCATATCTTTTGGCTTATCGAACGAAGAAAGCAATATATTGAATACTTAAAAGAGATGCTCAGAGGTACTTACAGCGATACGGCAACAGTGTCAGAACCTTGGGCATCAATGACAACAAAAGAAATTAAAGAAAGTATGGGTAATTATTGATGAAAGATTTTTTAATGATGTGGTTGTTTGGAACAGTTTTATCTTTAATCGCAATAGCTATCGCTGTATTTATTTGCGTTGTAATTTGGATAATCGTGTCTGAGTTAGGTATTTGGACTTGCTTTATTATTGTACCAGTTATTTTTGGTCTTATGCTTGCGGTTACCGAATTATGACAGACGAAAGTAAAGCAATAATATTACACGGTGAGGTTTATGGTTGGGTTTATAATGGAGCTGAAACTGTGCTTGATGATACTTGTGTTAGCATTCACACTCTGTTATTATGGGAGTCTCGCTTGGGAAATCTTTGCAACAAAAGTAGAGACCTACATAAAGCAGTACAGACAACACAAAGTAAAAGAGCGTGGAAAAGAGCGCTAGAGCTAAGAATAAAGGTAAAGGAGAGACTAAAGAAAGATTATGGTTTCATTATTTGATAAAGTGCAGACGGCACGACACTTACAGACGAGGGAAGACCTGTCACACATTGAAGATGATTGGCTCATAGAAGGACTTATACCTACAGCCCAAGCTGGAGTTCTAATTGCACCGATGAAATCAATGAAATCAAGTGTAACCATGCAAATGGCAGAAGATGTCAGTCGGGGACGAAACTTTTTTGGGCTTAAAACGAAACAAGTTAAGACTTTGATTTTGGACAACGAGGACACGGACAGAGAGTTAAATAAACGGCTTAGGAACAAAGGAGAAGCCTCAGAAGACTTGTTTTTCCTAACTGGTGGCGAATTTAAGCTCGATAATCATTATCACATGCAATTATTATCAAAGTTTATCAAAGAAAATGAGATTAAATTTGTAATTTTTGATAACTTGATGACGATGTTTCCGAAATCGAAGCTATATACCGATGATTTTGGCGCTATGTTGGATAAAATAACGGCTATGAAGCTCTTTTTCCAAGATGTAACCTTTATCATGGTAGCACACGCAAACAAGGCTGTATATGCTCAATCAATGCGAGAAAAGAACTTTGAAGTGAACCCAGCAGAGGCTTTAGGTGGCTCAGAGTTAACTGCTTGGGCTGAGTTTATGCTTGTGTTATCACCAAAACAAGGTAAACATCACAAGTACAGTAAATTGTCAGTTGAGGCGCGAGGATATAGCTTCGAGGAGTCAATGAATTTCGCTTATGTGAATGATATATTTGTCTGTAAGCGTGACGATGATAAACGAGATTTACCGCCTGAAATGGTACAAGAAGAGGCCGAAACAGGTGAGCAGTTCATGGAGATATTGAAAGAAGAAGGGAAGGTGACAGAAATTGAAGATTGAGAATAATTGGTGTATTAGAATAGGTTTAAATTCATTTGTTGTAACGCCTATGGAATATATAACTTCAAAAAATATTGATACTGTAGTTATATTTAGATTAACTATTGGAAAAGCTGTGAAGTATGCAAGTGAATTGAATATGGTGTTAGAAGAGGCTCAATATGATTAGATGCCCAATGTGTGATAAGCCAGCGTTTAATTGGTCCGAACATTTTAGGTTATATCTTTGTCAAGGTTGCTTCAATTACTTTTGTAGAAAGGAAGAAAATGAATGATTAAATGTTTAACTTGTGGCAGTTTCGATGTTGTAACTTCTGACTGTGAATGTGTTTATCACGAACCATACTTTTGCTTCGCGTGCTTTATTTTCACCAATGCAGAGCTAATCGACTATGAAATATAAAAGAAATATAATTTAAACTAGTTTGTAATTGACAAACTGGTTTTTATTTTGTACAATGTATATATAAAGTAAAGGATAAAGCAAATGAAATTAGTAAAATTAACAACAACAAGAGGCGATTATAAAGAAATTAAAGCTTCATCAATCGAAGAAGTGAAGACAGGCGGACTCATTGTAAGAGATGCGTTCACTGGAGTAAAAAAATCATATCCAAAAAATATTATTTGGAGCTACGAAATCATTTAAAGGAGAAAATAAATGTCAAATAACACTTGGGTAGTTATCCAAAATACTAAAACTAAATTATTTATAGCAGTTGAAGCAATTGATAGCTATGCATTGCTTACCACAAACGAAGAGCTCATCCGAACCAACTTGACCAAAGCGCAAGCGTTGCAAAAAGCAAAGACAATGAATGAGATATTAGATAGAGCAAAGGAGATATTATGAGACCAGAACCAGTTGTACAAGTTGATAAAATCATTAACATCCTAAACAACATCACAAATATCCAGAAGGAGCTTGCAGAGCTTAACAAGAATATGGAAGGCATCAACAGCACAAGCTTTACAGCGCTTGGAGGTTACAAGCCTTGGAACGATGCAGTTGATTTTAGTGAAAACTTTATAGAATTTAAGGAGAAATAAAAATGGCGGTATGTATTATGTATGGTTGCTCGAATAAGACAGAAAAATTCACAGTATGTGATAGCTGTAATGAAAGAGCGCAAGTAGAAAAGACGGAGTTTATTAAAAAAATGGAGCTTAGCGGATTTATTAAGGTGAAAAATGAGAAAAAGAATTTATGATTTGCTCATGGAGAGACTTCGAAGAGTGGCGACATGCTTCAATTGAATACCACAGGCGCAACGAGTACAGATATACTAACACTCTGAACTATTTCGAGTATGCTAGGAGATACTTTGACTCTCACGACTTTCCTGAGCCGACAACGAGGAACAAGCCGACTAAGACCAATCCTCTTGGCAGTGTTAGAAATTGGACACAAAAGGAAAGCAAAGAGCAACTGAAAGAAATATCCGATTGGATACACGAACAAAAAGCAACAAAGAAAACTAAGCGAAAAAAAGTAACGAAAAAGAAATAATTAAATAGTGGACAAAGCCAAAATGATTTGCTATAATAAGCATGTACAATAAAGGAGGTACAAAACATTGAATAAAAAAGAACGTGCTTATGACCAAGCTAAAGAGTTATATTTCAACTTTGACTGGTCACAAGATAATGCAACTATCAACTTTGTCAATGAACTTGGGGCTATCTTAGTTCTTCCAGAATTGATTGAGGAAAATGAAAAAGAATAAAGAGTATATCGTTTATAAGAACGTTGTGAAGGGCTTAGTAAGATATGTAGCACAATATGACGAACACATAATTATAACGCCTGAGAATGGATTATATGAGCTTGTGAGACTAGTGTATGAGTTTAGAGAGTCTGGTTACTTAGTTCCGCTAATTTTATACGGACTAGAAATAGAAAAAATAGAAGAAGGGTTTAAAATATGGCATATGTAGAAAAATTGCAATCACGCGCCATGGAGGCTGAACAATGAAAACAAGCGAAGAAATATTCTTGAAAATTAATGCCTTCGAAAATTACGCAGTATCTAATTTAGGTAGGGTTGTAAATATTAAAAGCGGAAGGTCACTTAAGCCATTTATTGATAAAAGCGGGTATTTAAGACACTGCTTATGCGAGAATAATAAAAGGAAATACGTATTTTTGCATAGGCTTATAGCGATTGCTTTCATAGATAACCCTAAAGAAAAACCTTGTGTGAATCATATTGATGAAGATAAGTTGAATAATAGTTTGGATAATCTCGAATGGTGTACTATAAAGGAAAATAACGTACACGGAACTAGAGTTGAGAGAGCCCCCAAAAAGTGCTTTAAAAGTGTTATTCAGTTAGACTTAGATGGTAATGCATTGAAAGAATTCGAATCATTGAAACAAGCAGAACAAGAAACGGGTGCTTTAGCTAGCCACATAAGTTCCTGTTGTAGTGGGGAAAGAAAAAGTGCTGGAGGTTATAAATGGAAAAAGAAATGAGCGTATATGAAAAATTAAGCGCGATTAACGTTAATGATAAAAAAAGTAAAAAAAACAATCTTGATTATTTGAGTTGGGCATATGCTTGGGGAGAAGTTAAGAAATTTTATCCGAAAGCAACACATAAAATATATAAGAATGATGATAACTGGAATTATCATACAGACGGACGGACGGCTTGGGTTGAAGTTGGCGTCACTATAGAAGGCATTGAACATATTGAAAATTTACCAGTAATGGATTATCGCAACAAGTCGATTCCACTTGAAAAAATTACTTCAATGGACGTCAATAAAGCTATTCAACGTTGTTTGGTGAAAGCTATCGCAAGACACGGATTAGGTTTATACATCTATAAAAATGAAGATTTGCCTGATATGACGGAGGAGCAAGAACAACAACGTATGGAGCTAAGCTTACAAGCTAAGTATAAAGCAGTAGCTCAAAAGCGTGGTTATCCAAACATGGAAGACTTTGAAGGCAAAACAAGCGCAGAAATCACAGCGATTATGAAAAAATGGCAAGAAGCCAAAGGAGAATAAAAATGTCAGTAATCACAATCACAACACAAGTAACAGAAAAGAACACACGTAAAGCAAATACTAAAAAAGGCGAAGTATTAGTTATCTCTGCGCCACTGTTTGGCAAAGAAAAGGGTTCATCGGTAAAAATCCCTTACGGTTCAGCTTTCTTGCCAGCGTTCATCAAAATTGGTGACATCGTAACAGTGTCAGGACGAGTCGAGGCAGTTGAGTCTGGAGAGTTCGTGAACTATAACTTCGTGTTTCCTACAGTTGAAAAAGTATTCATCGAAGCCAGCCAAAACTACACAAGTACTTCAGATACAGATTTGTTTGGCGAAACGAGCGAAATCGATGATTCTGCTCTTCCATTCTAATTAAAGCGCAAGGGGAACAATGAAACATGACAGAAGAACAATACGAACAACATCTTGACATGGTTGATAAGCTCAGCCTTAATCAGAAGTACACAAAGGCATTCGAGTACATCAATGAAAATTGCTCTCCTTTGTTTGAACCAGAAAAAGTAGATAACTTGAAACAACTTGTAAAAGACAATGCGCTAAAATTTGGCGTAGTATTAAAATAAAGAAGGAAAAATAAAATGACTTTAACACTTGAACAACTCCACAAAGACTTAGATGTAAAACAAGGTCTAAAAAACTATGTCCGTAACACAAATAGTAAATACGGCACTAATTACGAAGCTACACAAGAGTTTGACCGTGAGACTTATATGCTTATCAAATATAACACACTGGGCAAATTGAAACGACATGGACAGCAAATGAAGTTTATACAAGCTTTCACAGATATGGAGCTTGATGTTGATTACTTAACAGACGAGCTTGAAATAGCTAAAGCACGAGCGAACAAAGCTGTTGACATCATTGAAAAAGATAACTTGAAAGATGCTTATATCGAAACTTTAAAGATGGCTAATATTTTCCGCAGTAATATCCAACCGCCAGAAGAAGTGATTTCTTTCCTAGAAAAAAACGGCGTACGATATGCAAAATTCATGATTGCTTCTGGTATCGAGTCATTCTTTAACGACCGTATTGAGTGGTTTGAAAAAGAACTAGCTAAGTAACATAAAAGAAATATAATATAAATCACTTTGTAATTGACAAGGTGATTTTTTTATCGTATAATAAATATATAAAGTTAAATAAAGGAGAATAAAAATGTTATTTATCATCGTTATCGTATTGGTAGCACTTTACTTCGGAGGACGTCATGCACGTAAATTATCCAAGTTGGAATACAAGAGAGCAATTCGTGCACACAAGAAAGAACTTCATCAAGAAAGGATGGAAGCTTTAGATGAACTTAATGGAAACATTGAAAAAGCAACTGAAAAATTAGATGCCATCACCGAAAAGAAACGTGAAAAATTGGAAGAAAAACACGGAGCTGAATATGTTAGATTAGTTGAAGATACAAACAAAAAAACGATGAAATGGTTATTCATTGGATTAATCTCTCTTGCAGTTACATTCTTCTTCGTGCCGGCGTTGATTGTAACTATCTTTAGTTTATTTATGTTGATTTTTAACGGTATCCGATATGGTATTAAAGCACACAAAATTAAAAAAGGAGAATGACATGTTAGTATGTAATAAATGCGGCAAAGATGTTTATGTCCAACAAAGATACCCAAGAGCAGTATATCCTTCGCACAATGAACCGTATTATTGTTGGCTTTGCGAACGTTTTAAAAACTACAATGAAGTAGAGGTAAAAAAATGAATTATAGAGAAAATCGACATTATATCAACAAACACGGTCAACAACTTAAACACTTTATGATAGAAAAGTTCGGTCTCGAGGAATATAAAATTTGGTGCAAATTGAATGCTTTTAAATATCAATCACGAGCTGGGAAAAAAGAAGGAAATAGCACTCTTAAAGACTTGAACAAACGTGATGACTATATTAATGAAGTATACGAAGAAGAATATAAACGCCAAGAGACAACAGAATATTTAAGAGCATTAGCGAATGAATTTGAGTTTTGGAAAGGTAAAGAATGAAAAAATACTATGTAATTGTAAACGACTACGGAAAAGAAGTATCGCGTAAACTAACTACGCACCATGAACAAGAAGATTTTGACTCTATGACACTCAAAGAGCTATCAGAAGTATATTATGAGACCTCGGCAGAATACGCAAGCAAAGCACGTAAGATTGACCTCCTGGAAGACTTGATTAACAAGCGACATCACAAAGGCGAATATCTAAGTGCAGATGAGTTTACACAGAACGAAATAGACCGAAACATTTTAGAAGCAAGTAACAACATTATTGATGCAATAGAAGGAAAATGATATGACAAACGAACAAATGGCAATCGTAAAAGCACGAGCAATTGTAATCAAGACGCAAGAAGCTGTAAAAGTACTCGAAGAACTTGCTGAAAAGAGTAATCAAATGTTAACTTGGTGGAATGATAGCATTATTCATTTCAATCAAGAACAAAGCAAAGAATACCTCGGACTTTACGAGAAGACCAAAGAGCTAGACAAGAAACTAAAGGAACTTACTGAATGATCTTGAATCCAATTATCTTAGAAGACATTGAACATACCCAGAAGGCTAATGAGAGCCACGTGAGAGCTTTTGATAGCATCATTGATAAAGTATACCGAGAAGACAAAGAACGCAAGGAGAAGGCTGAGAATGCCCGTAAAAAGAAAGAAGCTATTTTACACAAGCAAGAACCGGAAAAACGAAAAGCAGAAGCAGCTGAGCAACGTGCCACTGCCGAAGAAGTTCCTAGCTCAAATAATGATATTGGTAGAGGAGAAATGGAGTCCGTTTCAACATCTGGAGTCATTGGCTCAACATGGGCTGAAGTAAGTGCAGAGCAAGCAAGCCAGTATTTATCCATTAACACAGGCGTTCCTAGCAATTGGTGGCTAAAAGTAGCAATGGCTGAAAGCTCTGGTAATCCGTACGCCTTGAATTCAATAGGTTGTTACGGCCTGTATCAGATAAACCAAAGTGTCCACGGCAACTTTCGAAACGCAAGTCCAGAACAATATTTAAAGAAAGTTATTGAAATATACAATAGTCAAGGGAAGGGAGCTTGGGAAGTTGTGAGCTTAAACGGTTGGTAATGAGAAAATTTATTAGATATAAAGAGAATTATATAGTTAGCGACTCAGGGGAAATTTGGAGAGTGAACGAAAACAAACTTGAACAAAAAAAGCTAAGCAAAGCTAAAAATGGCTATTTGGTGACGAGCATTAACAATAAAATGGAATACGTCCACAGGATTGTAATGACATCATTTAAAGGCTATAGCGTTTTATTTGTTGACCACTTAAATAAAGATAAACAGACTAGATATTAAAGGAGTAAGAAAATGAAAAAGATTACAATTGAGAACTTTAACGGACAAACAGTTATCATGGCTAGAAAAATCATTTCTATGACAGATACTATATTGACATATGAGCCGAAACATGAGACACGGGGCGCAATTGCTATTGATAACAACGTTAAAGTCATCATCGAAGATTACGAGGAAAAGCGTGATTGGTTCGTTGTTTGCGTAAAAAGTTCAGGATTTATTTATGCAGTTAATGAACATCAATTTTTTGCACAGCACCATGTAAAGTTATTATCGCAACCTATGACAGAAACAGAAGCCAAGAAACTAGTTGAACAACTAGACCGCACGCTAGATGTGTATTGAGAAAAAAGAAAAACCTTAGCAATTAAGCTAGGGCTTTTTTCTTTTACCAAATTACTTTCTTTTGGTCGAATTCACCTTTCGGGCCGAATAATTCACTTGAATAAATTGTATCAACTGGATAACCATATTTTTGATATTTTCCAAGTAGTCGAGGGGTTCGAACATAACGGAGAGTTACTCCATCAGAGATGAACCATTTGCCTTTGTGTGCCCCTGTTTTGTCGTAAATTTTGTAAAGAATCATGTCTTTTCCTTTCTTTTGTGGTTTTGGTTGGTCGTTGTTAGGTTGTTTTGGTCGCACTACGCAAGAGAAGCCACCGTAATATGACCATGAGTTAGCACCAGCCATTAATTGAACATAGCGAGCTCCTCCGAAGTTTTGCTCTAGTGTTGTTACATTGTTATTAGCTACTGAGTAAACGATGCCTACGTGCCCTGTAGAGAGGCCAGGACGTGCAGAGATAAAGAAAATGTCTCCAGCTTTCAATTGTGAGAAACTAGGGTTGTCAATCTTTTCAAATCCCATTGCATCCCAATTACTTTGATAGGCTGCGTTCCATGCCGTATAGCAGTCCGAGCCGATAGCCCACTGAGCGTTGATGTCAGGCTTTCCATAGGCGAATTGATATTTATTTCCTGTTAGTTCTGAGAACCAGTAAGAGGCATAGCCTCCGCATTCACCGTAAGAACCATTAAATCCGATTGACTTGCCTACGGTCATGTTTTTAAATTGTTCTAAGTTCATTCTTGTCCTTTCTTTTCTTCACCTTCTGGCAAGCTATAACCTTTTCTTTTAAGTAAGTCAAGAAGACCTTTAAAAATAGGGGATATACTTGCGATTAAGTAAGTGAATTGAGCTACGAAGTACCATAGACCAACGTTAATGACATCTCCAGCGATTGCTGTAGTAGTTGGGTCATTTGTTACGATGAAGACGAGATATATAAGCCACAGTGAAGCAATCACAGTCAAATCTATTACAATTCTACGCTTGAGTGGTGGATTCATTTTGTCTCTGTCTTTTACCCACGTTGCAAAGAGGATTGCAAGGATTAAAGCAGATATAAGTATCATTTTAATTACCATTTTTATTTGTTACTTTCTATTTTATATCAAATTTAAATTGGAAGCTATATCGTTGCCTGCCAACTGCCCCTAGCAATGTAACCACGCCAGATTCATTTATTTGAACATGTTTGTCCTTTGCCAAACTACTAGAAAACGCTGGCACGTGAAACATCGTTGATGTAAAAGGTCTCGAATTTGCTGGAAGTGTACCCATATTGAAGTTACCATTACCACCTGGAGTGTAGTTGAATGATATTGTTATTTCATCACCAGTTTTTTTATATCTCGAACCTGCCCCAAGGGTAGTCCAAGGAATGTCAGTACTTACGACAAGCTCGTTTACTGTCAACTTATCTAATACTGTTGTCTTAATAGGTACACGCTGACCGATAACGCCCATTGTATCAGTTTTTACGATGTCAAAGCAGTGTTTAAGTACACCAGAACCATTATTAATGTCAGTTGAATTAGTGTTGTCTGCTACTTCCACAGAGAGGGTCACAGGAGCTGTAGGTTTAGTTAGGTCGATATTAGCATGGATATAGTTGTCAGCAGAAGGTTGGAGCGCAACCGTCTCTCCTTCCAGTTCAAAGTACCGTCCGCCGACCACAAGAGAAGTATTTGAATACTGTCTATTGAGAGCTGTATCAACTGGCTGCTTCCAGTCTTTACGCTTGTAAGTGTCTAACTCCATACCGCTTAGCATCAAGTATAGTTTTGCATCGGCATTGGAACTAACAGGGAACTCAGTACCAGTAGGACTGAAAAATGTAAAGTTTCTAATTGTCATTTATTTCTTCTTTCTATAATTTTCGCATTTGGTAAAACTGGATTGTCAGTTATTGAGACCTCTTTTAAATCGAAGCCTTTGCCACCTATAGGAAAGCCACCTATCGAAACCTCTTGGCCTATGTTATAAACCAGAGTTGTGTCAATCTTAACTTTCGTTGGACTATGATAATAAACTGAACCGTTCAACACTTCATCATGGTCTTTTTTTAATGGCACAGAACCTTCAAACGGCTCAATTTTAAATCGTGTGCCAATAGTTGCTATATATATCATTTAAAACCTCGCTTCTACGAACAATAAGCGGTCATTTGCTGGTGTGAATACGCGGTCTGCGATATATCCTTCATATTTCCGTCCGTTGTAGTAAATTCTTGCCAAGTCGTTGACATAAAGCTCACGCTTCGGGTCTTGGTTGAAGAATAAATTTGCAATAACTGTGTCTGGTGATACTTCAAACTTCAACTGAGCGTTTGATGGCTGTTCATCATAAAACAAAGTCTTCATTATACGTTGTTCTGGTAAGTCGTGCCCGTCACCTTTGTAGTTTCTTACATTTACCAAGTTGCCATTATCATCCATCGTGTAAATTTGAGGTGTTTCGCCATATGTATCGCCGTCTGGTGTCGTTTTAACATAGACCACGATATAATTATAGTTAGAACGTGTAACGATTGTCTCATACTCTACAGAGGGCTTAAGAGCTTCGTCTATTCTTGTCTCGATTGCGCTCCTTACCCAAGTCCGTGAAGTCATATTCATCTCGATTGTGTCACGAGGCACTAAAACTTCTCCGTCTGGGTCATACTCTACTCTTCGAATAGTCGGGAACGGTTGAAAATTGACTGCAGAAAACATATCTTTTGCAACACTTGGAACATCTGTAGTGTCACTTTTCCTGTTATATTTGATACCTTGTTTAAACAGCTCGCCATTGTACATGAAGTCATATGTCATTAGCTGGTTAATATTTGGGTCAATCATTCGAATGAGTATCCCCCTAGTAGTTGATTTGAGCATCTTAGTAGGTATTTCATTGCCCTCAATCATAGCCCAAAAGTAATTTTTCAAAGTAGCTCTGTTGTTTTCGTCAACATCTGTTACTAGATAAATCAAAGATAAAGGATAATCTTCTGTTATATCTGGAGTAGTCGCCATCGGAACATTTTCAATTGTCAAGACCTCTACAATGTCGCCCACTTCGATTTCAGAAGCAAATGTTGCAGAAGAAGTGTATTTATAACCAGTCTGCCACAATTCATATTCAAGTACTTGTGTCCGCGCTTTTGGTTTTGGTATCGGACGAGCTACAGAGCCTGAACCGTCCGGAAGAGGAAAGTCTAAGATATTCAACTCATTGGGGTTAAAGTTGTCATAAATATTTACTTCTAACATTACACAAAGTCTACCTTTCTTTTTACTTTTATTTCTACTGATGAAAGGTTTTTCATAGTCATTTGCCCATTTTGGAAGATACGTGTGCGATAACGAGAGAAACTTAACGCTGGGAAGGCGTTGATTGTAGTATCTCCTGTTATTGCTTGATGCCATTCATCGTTAACATCTGTGTTAATTGTGATTAGGTCTGGGCGATTTTCGAAGTTGAATACAATGGCGCTGTATTCATTACCATTTACATCGAGGAACTGTAAGCCATAATCTTGGTTAGGCGCTGTTACCTCTGGCGAAGGAGTCAATTTAGCAACAAAGCTAAAGAAAGGCTCTTTAATATCCCAGCGTGCCAAACGTTCAATATGAGTTTCACCATAATAAGTGTAAGCTCGATTTTTAATATAGCGATAACCAGTTTTTCCAGCTTTACCGCCATAAATCTTGCTGACACCGTCTATAATCTCGCCATTCGCGATAGTTTTGAACTCTAAGTTCTCAAAAGTGTACCATTTTGTAACAATATCGAAAACTATTTTCTCTGAGAAAGTTCCATTTTGTCCGTAACCTTCTGTTTTAGTCACTTCATTTAAAGCGATGTCCGCATATACTTGAAACCATTCTGTTTGATACTCTAACGTAACATACTTCACAGAAAGCAAGTCGTTGACAAACTCATTCATCAAAGTGTAGTTTTCCTGTAAAGTAGTTCCGAAAGTTTCAAGCTTAAACTCCATTTGAGGCTGATTAATTGAGCGAGCACCAAGAACACCGATACCTCCAGAGCCCCAAAGGTTGTTAGCTACCTCTATACCAAGATTAGTTGGTTCATAAAATCTTAATTTTCCGTTTGTGACGTCCCATGTCTTATTATGAATAGGATTGTCCATATCTGTGTGTATCTTGTACTGTCTTACCATTTTAAGCCCTTCCTGTGTCGATTTCTCGCTTGATTGCACGTGCCAATGAAGTTATATCCATTTGACTTGCTTGAATGTTGAATACGTTAGAAGTATTCGAAGTTCCTGCACTTGCTGAGTTCATAGACATACCAGCGCTTGCCATGCTCACTTCTCTAAGTTCAGCTACCATAGAGCCGCCGAAGAAACCTTTGATTTTACCAGCCACACCATTAATAGCTCCAGCAACACGGTCAATAGTATCAGTGATGCCGCCAAGTACTCTACTTGCTATGTCACCGATTGTACCGAAGATACCAGAGAAGAACCTTACCAAGCCGCCAAAAACTCCTGTAATAGCTCCTACAGCGCTTCTTGCCAACGAACTGAAAGTATTGAAAACGTTCGATACAACACTTCTAACTGAATTGAAAATAGACGAGAACCATCCTACAAGAGGAGAGAAGGCACTGACTACACGACTCCAAGCACTTGAAGCAAATTGCCCAATAGCGTTAAATACACCATTTACAATATTTCTCGCACTATTCCAGATTCCAGAGAAGAACCCGACTAAAGCGTTCCATATGCTGACTACACGAGACCAAACACTTGAAGCAAAGTTTGCGATAGCATTCCAAACATTAGATGCAATTTGTTTTGCACTGTTCCAAATACTACTAAACCAGCCTGTGATTCCATTCCATATACTAGTGATTTCGTTCCAAGCACTAGAAGCAAAGCTCGATATACCTTGCCACGCGCTAGAGGCTATGTTTTTAACCCAATCCCATATTCCTTTGAAGAAGTTTACAATCCCTGTCCAAAGGTTCACGATATTATTGAATACTGTTTTAATCAAGCCCCAGATAATTTGCCATGCTAAGTTGATTACAGCTGTAACTAAATTCCAAATAGATTGAAAGAAAGGTACAAATGGATTTACAATCGCCATAAGGCCAGACCACCACATTTGGAAGAAAGCTGTTAAGCCATCCCAGATAGTCATAGCGAAGTCCACAATGCCTTGCCAGATGCCAGAGAAGAACTCTCCAATACCTGTGAAGACGTCTTTGATACCTTGCACAAGAGGAGCGAAGAACTCTATAATGCCATTCCAGATGTTTTGCGTAGTCTCTGAAATTCCTGTCCAAAGGTCTGAAAACCATTGACCGATACCAGAGAAAAAGTCTTTGATGTTGCCAACTACATCAGAAGCCGTTTGTGTGACTTTATTCCAACCGTCTTGAAACCATTTTACAATGTTCGCCATTGTGTCGGACAAGAATTTTACAAAGCTATCCCACATTTTACGACCTGTTTTAGTATATCCAAAGAAGTAGACTAACCCAGCCACAAGAGCCGCAATAGCGACACCGAGTAAGACGAATGGGTTGACAGCCATGACTGCATTTAAAGCTCCCATGATACCAGTGCCAGATTTGACAAGATTGAACACTTTAGTTAAACCAGACACTAGAGGTAAAATAGTCTTAGCAACATTAAATACTGCGAAAGCCGTACCTAAACCGACAATAACACCTTTAAGTGAATCTACTTTGCCTTGACTATCTGTAATTTTTTGAATAAACACGCGTATATTTTCAATGGAACCTTCAAAAGCTTTGGTTATACCATCTATTGCATCTGCTATATTGTTATAACTCTGTTGTCCGTCTCCTGCGCTTTTATTTAGTAATCCGAAGTCCTCTAATAAAGAACCTATAACCTTCATTGCGTCTTTAAATATTTGAACTATATTGAGCCATATCGTATTGAAAGTGCCTATAGTCCCATTATCCGATATCGCTTTAAATAGTTTTAAAAACCAATCAACAACATCGCCAATAACGCCAATTACTGCTGGCATCTTATCTGCAATTGCATTAATGAATGCTGTAACAGAAGGTGTAATCGCATCAAGGACAGGCAGCAAAGCAAGAGCTATAGTTTCATTAAGAGAAGCCATAGCATCGTCGATAGTTTCAACACCGCCACCGCCAGCCTTGCCAAGTTTTTGCAACGCTTTATCGAGCATTTCAATGGAGACAGCCCCTTTTTCAGAAGCTCCAGCGAATGAACCGTATTGTTTCAAAGCTGGGTTCATCTCCATGACTGTTTTTTTCAAAGCCGCCCCAAGCGCTGTATTATTATCTGTTAACTGATTAACATTTTCTGCTGTAACTTTACCAGCGGCCGACATCTGGCCATAAGCTTGAACAACGCCTTTAAGGTCTTCACCTGTACCACCGAAAGCTTGGTTGGCTTTAACGATATTTTCAACTTTATCACCAGCTTTTTGAGCACTATCTCCTAAACCAGTAAAAGTTGAAGCAAGTTTCAACGTATCTTCCGTATTGGCGTTAGTGTCTTTGGCGACTTGGCCCATTCTTTTTGATAGGCTATCGAAGTCTTTTCCAATTCCAGAGAAGTCCATTGTGTTGCGTAAGGCGTTCATTGCCTTCTGGGTGGCCTTAGTATCTTCAATCCAACCAGACATAGCTCCACTAACTTTGCTTACAATGGTAGAACCTATCTGCCTCATAGCACCGATTGCAATCTCTTTCAGTGCATTAAAATTTGTTTTAACTTTACTTATCTTTTGTTCGGCGTCGTCTGTTTTTAAGTCAACCTTCCACGAGCCACGCTGTATAGCATCATCAACTTCTTTGATGTCTTTTTCCAAGAAATCTGCTTGGATAGAGTTGTCTTTTAGTTGCTTTTGTAAGTTAGCCCATTTTTTTTGCCCTTCTGGGGTGCTTTTATCAACCGAAGCAATTTCTTTTTTTAGTTCAGAAGCCTTTTGTTTAGACATTTGCAATTGCTGTTGCAAGTTCTTTTGGAGGTCTTTCATTGCGGTCATGTTAGTTGGGTCTAACTTCAAATCGCGTTTAAGTCCTCTTGCTTCTGACTTAAGTTGGTTCATGGCGGTGTTAACGCCTTTTAGTGAGTTCTCAAATTGGGCTGTGTCGCCATATATCTCAATCTCAAACTTTGCATTTTGAACCATTTACTACCTCTTTCTACGCTGTCTGCGTTTCTTTTCCGCCTCTTTCTTTTTCTCGCCGACAAGTCCGATAATAGCATAAACCACTTCAAGCTCATACTCTGCGAACTGGTCAAAAGGTATTTCGATGTCTGTCAAAGTTGCAATCAAGTCAAGTGTTTTGTTTTCTGCTTTCTTCTTCTTTCTCAAAGCACTATTTGTGAGAAAAGTTACTGTTTTTTCTGGCTGTTTCTCAGGCTCTTCGATAATTTTGCAATACATTTGAATTAATTGCTCATTGCTAGGAAGCTGTATTTTGCGTTCTGTGACACTTTGCCAACCTCCTTGCCTATCTACCCAAAGCTCTTGCAACTTGTCTGTAAAGCTCTCATATCGCTCTGTGAAGTTATTGTCAATCATGTCGTTATAAAACTCTCGTTGTAAGTCTCCAAAGTCTTTGACATCTTGCTGGAAATCACAACCTGTTAGTTCATAATATCTGATTACATCTTTTAAAATCATCTTATACCCCCAAAAGGGCAGAACCTAGAAAGTCCTACCCTTTGAATTCTTTCTCCCATTTCTTAGTTAGTTTTTCAAATGGTTCAACATTGTCTTCTTTAGCACGAGTTTCTAAAAACTCATTATAATCTTGTTTAGCTTTTGTGAGGTTAGTTTCATAGAAAGCTAGATGCAATCCGTATTGGATATTCTCCATTACTTCCGTCAAATTCTCGCCTTCTCCTTTGCTTTCAGTTTCAAGTTTCTTCATCATAAAGATGAGGTCTTTTGTAGTGATTAATTTAAATTTTGTCGCTGTTGATTGTACTTTCATTTTCTTTCTCCTGTTTTTTATATTTTTATGCAGTACGTTTCCAATAATACATCGTTGTTGAACCGATTACTGCTGAACTGATGTTCTACCATGTACCAGTAGAATATCCTGATGAGTATTGTCCACAATATTTGATATGTTTTCATTATTAAATTCCTACAGATTTAATAATCTTATCTGCTATCTTCTGCATCCCAACATTACCAGGATGTCGAACCCATGATTCCGAAGCTGTAATAGTTGTTCCGTCATCATAAGTAATTATAGCGCCGCTTGTAGATTGATTTTCAATAGTATTTAACGCACTTATATCCACAAAATTTAGACCTGCTTCTAATGCGCATTGTTTAACGACTGGATAACTGACCGCTTTACTAAACCATGTGCCTACAACAACAATATCCGCGATAGGGCATTTACCTTTAAGCCATTTCAAAAATTGTGGGAAGGTTTTCTTAAATGTTTCAATATATTGTGTTGCGTTGTCTCCTATCTGTAAGATAATTAAATCTGTATCAGCAGTATAACTATTTGATATGCTATCTCTATATCCTTCATATTCAGATTGATTTGTTGCCATTTCAATCCCGCTGATTTGAGTTTGCGTGAATGTCGAATCTGGATTTTTTGCAAGTATAGCTTGTTGTACAAGATAATTAAAATCATGTTTACTATCACTAGCGCACATACCAAAATTTCTAGCCCCATGGCTACCTTGATAAATACCGTTGACAAGCGAATTACCAGAAACATTGATTTTAGATAATGCTAATGCTTTGGCTGTTAAGTTACCATCGTCGCTTATTACCAACTTGAATTTTTTCCCTGACGGCGAGGTTAAGATTGTCTCTTCGATAGGTTTTAACTCATTTAATTTCTCGTCGATATTTAAAAGAACATCTTTCAAATTATCTGCGTAAAAAGAGGTTTTTCGCATTTCATCCGTATAAACCAACAAATTATTAATAGTAAAGCTTCCTTCATTTGTTCCGGTATTTCTAACCAAAATAGCAAAATCTTTCGCATCATTATAAATCGCCAAGTTACTTGCATCGAAAGAAAGTGTAGTTTTGAAGCTTGATGTTGCTTCAAATAAAGAAATATACTTGAACGTATCGGTCGATTTTCTGTATCTTAGCATTACATCTACACTAGTTAAACCAGATATCATTACATCAATATCAATCATGGTTTCCTCAAAATTTGACTCAAAAGACCTGGTATACATTCCCTGGTATTGACCACTTCCACTCCACGTATTGTCAGTATTTGTTCCGCCAGAAAAAACGGTAAATTTGGAAGCTTTGAGTATTTCAGATTTCTTGCTTATAACATCTTTATATGATGGATTTTTAAGCTCAATATTGCTCGTATTTGAATCAGTTTGAGCATGCAAATCATTCAACTCACTACGCATAACTTGTGGCATATTTTCCAATAATAATTTTGTAAAATCATCAATCTTATTATTTACTTCTTGAGCTAAGTCTGTAACTGTAGAATTATCTGATATAAATGTTAAATTCTTACTGACAATAACTTGTTCTTTTTCTTCATTGAGAAGCATTAAATTTGATTTTATTAATCCTGATGCTGTCATCTCAGTAGGGATTATAAGCGTGAATTCTCCCTTGGTTATATCATTAGGAGTTAACATAACAAAACCTGATTGAGATTTATACATATATTGATAGGTTAATTTTACTGAATAACCTGTTAAGTCAAGTACAGAACCATTATCAGTTATCTTAAGAAGTAGCGTTCTTGCATTGACATCTCCCTCCATAATTTGAATGGGCTTTTCAAATGACTGGTTAACCATATCCCATGTAATAGTTTGCTTTTTGAAATTATCTAAACTCATTGGACTCCTTTTAAAGTGTTTTAGTAATTATATATCCAATAATAGTTACGGCAAGAGTAAGTCTCATCGTCAGGAACAACTTGGTTTATTTTATGCAGCTGTCACTGTGACAGTACACGTTGCCGTTTTACCATTTGCTGTTGTTGCTGAAATTGTCGCTGTTCCTTCGGCAACGGCTGTGACTTTACCGCTAGTATCTACTTTAGCCTTGGCGTTGTCAGTACTTGACCATGTGACAGTTTGCGAAGCCCCTTCTGGTGTTACTGTTGCTGTCAAGGTTTCGCTAGCACCCTTTACAAGTTAAGTAGATGCTTTATTGTAAGGGAATTCGTTAGTTGTATAATCTAAGATATTCTCTCGTTTTTGCATCACAACTAATTTTGTCAAATCAACCGTTGATGCCACTGTTATAGCGATAAATCTGGTAGTTGGTGTCGTTTTAAAAATACTCGAGCTATCTTTTTCCAATTTCCCCAAAAGTGAAACTTGCTTCATGTTTTCATCAACCGCATGCGAAAAATTTGTACTATATGTGTCAAAGTTAATTGAGTACCAACAATCAGACGCTACAGGAATCAAAATACATTTGCGGTCAGAATCGGAAACCTTACTAACGATTCCATTGCTAATTCCATAGCGATAACCATTCAATATATTTGCAGGATTAGCTATATTTACATCAGCAACTGGCGCTGGTGCTCAACCTTCAATTACTGTATCTGGCAATAGGATAAATAGGTTTTCTTTCATTTTCTTTTCATAAGCTTTCGCTTGCTCACCCCAGATAGTGAATTCAATTTGTGGTACTTTGTAACCTTTGTTTGTGTAGATGTCAGACGCTGTAGCTTGTACGGCAACTTCCCATTTAATAGGGTCAACACCATCAACTGAGTCTGTCTCGCTTTCGTTTGTAGCCTCTTTGGTTGGTGTCAATTGTGGATAAATAACAACTCGCCAGCCTTCCTCAACAAGTCCAGTGTTCATATTACGGCGTTTACCTTTAATAAGATATTGGACAAGTTTAGTTTTGAAGTTACCTGTTGGAGAGTAACCAAGTTTATTGTCAGTGGCTACCCATCCCATAAGGTCTTCACGCAACGCTTGTGAAGTTTGGATAAAGGTCATTGAACCTTGTAAAAGTGTAGCACCTTTCTTAAATCCATGGTCTGGAACATCGTCCGCTGGATAGTTTGTAGTTTCCGCTTGGTCTTCCATTGCTCCGACTGATACTAAACCTGTAACAAGTTTGATGTTTGAGGTTTCAATTTTACCGTCTGTGCCTTTTGCCACATCTGCGACAACCAGCGCCTCGTTACCGTAAAATATTTCACGTGGGTCATAATTTAATTTCATTTATTTTCTCTTTCTATACTTTTAACGCTTCCGCATATTTTTTGGTTGCATTGAGCGTACTTCTTACATCTCTTTCACCTTGGCGCTCAACTAGGAAATATAAACCGTGATAGCCGTGTGTGTAGTTACCACGTGTTCCGGCATCGATTTTATAACCTTCTCCAGAACGTATTTTCTTTATGTTACGACCAAGTTGACCAGTGTTAGTATAACGATAAGTTTTACCGCTGTGCCTATTCCATACTCTTTTAGGTCTTCGCCCAGCTCTGACTGCCCTCTTTTGGACATCTCGCTGAACAAAGTCAGATACTTTCATAGTCACTTCCTTCTCGAAAAACGAAGAAACGGATTTTACATCTAGCTCTTTACTCAAAGGCATTGCCTCCAGTCTTACAAGGTAAATATACTGTGCCACTATAATTGTATAGCTGGCTTGTTTCAGACCAATTAACGAAGCCGAGTCCGTCTTGTGTAAGATTAGCCATGGCATTTATTAAAGGGCTGTCAGCGCTCTTTACGGACACCACAATGGCATAAGTATAACCAATCGTCCACTGCTCGTTGTCCATACGTATATTTTTAGACTGGGACATGGAAATATATAGAGTATCTTCCGTGATTTTGTCTTTGACTCCAAAAATAATGTCTTTAAAAGGTAGTTTTTTGACTTCATTCAGCCAATCAATATAGCTATTAAATTTCATTAGCTTTCCGCCCTTCTAAAATCATCTTATTACTTTTGGGGTCTCGTTCCCACATTGTCCGAGTGAATTTCGTGTCATATTCATCACGGAAAAATTGGAATGTCAATCCTTCCAACTCTCCTATATTATCTAATTGCCAGCGGTAAGATTTACCTAGCCCTTGCATACTATTTTCATCAATACGAGATTGAATAATTTTATCCCTCATGGCTGGGAGTGGATAATCTTGAAAGGTGTTTTCTTCAGCACCATTAGGCTTTTTGACAGTCGTTTCCACTTGTAAGGTTACTTGTGTAAAAATCATGATAGACCTCCAAAGTAAATCGTTTCAAGTAAAGATTGCAACCGTGCATTTTCTGCCTTTAGCCATTGCTCGCTAGGTTCAGTATAGTTATTAAGTCTACAGAATCCAGCTATATACGCTCTAACAATTGATTTCGTTTCATCTGTTGAGCAACCAGCAACTTCGAGCAAGTCAATAGCTTGTTCTCTAAACTCTTCTAACTTATCATCGTAAATAGTAACTAAAGGTGAGATATTACAATACTTTTTGATATAGGAATTATCTGCCATTTGTTACCTTCTTTCTATGAAGCTTCTGATACAGTCACCGCACATGTAGCTTCGAGTCCATTTGTTGTTGTAGCTGTGATAGTTGCATGGCCAGCCGTAACTAGTGTTACAAGTCCTGTATCGTCAACTTTAGCCACTTCATCTGCTGAGCTTTTCCAATTCACTGTTTTGTCATCTGCATCGCTAGGCTCTACAGAAGCTGTGAGTTGTTTAGTCGCCCCTACCTGTCCAGTAGCAGTTTTTTGATTTAACGTAATACTAGTTGGGTTTACGGGGTCTTTAGGGTAAAGTGATAACTGCACCACCGTTGAATACTTCTGGCATACCAGATGAGAGTGCTTCAATCAGAATTGCGTTTTCGTTGTATTCCCATTTGAAAGCATCGATTTTTGTGATATCTGCCATGTCAATATGATAAGCATCTTGCACAAGAAGAGTGATTTTGATGTCTTTCTTCCCAGTGTAAACGATAAGTTCATCTACACCTAAGAGAGAAGCAATTTCGGCATCGTCATTTTTGATAGTGAATGATGCATTTCCAGCTTGTGTACGCAATTCAGCAAGTAATTTCTTACGTTGTGCAACTGTGACAATCAAGTAACGACGACCAGCTGTACCACGAACAAAGTCGATAGCATCTTCTACAGCTTCAATAGTTTTGCTTTCTTGCGCAGTAATAGCCTTGATTTTTTTAGAACCCTTAGAGATAGCTGATTCAGCTTCTACAGAAATGAAACCGTTAGTACCGGCTTCAAGACCTTCTTTAAGTGCCAAGTCAACTACTTTGTTGACAATCGCTTGTGTCAATTCAGCTACTACCATGTTGTAAAGTTCGATATAGTTAACATTCAAACGTTTGACAAGTTCTGAGATAGTTTGAAGCTTGTAAACCATAACTGGTTTGATGTTTGCTGTGTCAAGTACCGCTGTTTGTTCATCTTTCTTGCTACCTGGAACGTGAACATGGGCTTCATCATCTGAACCGAATGTTTGAGATACGATAACCGCACCGACGTGGGTTACACGAAAAACTTTGAATACTGGATTTGTGTCCAAAAGTTTTGATTGGATTGAGTCGACAATTTTACGAGGAAGGAGGACATCTTCATCTTTAACTGTGATTGCATTCTTTTCAAGCTTTGCTTTCCAATCTTTCATCAAGTTATCTTTTTTAGATGTTTTAAGAACCTCGAAGAATTCTTTTACTGCGTTGTCTGATTTTAAGTAGTTCATGCTTTTATCTTCCTTTTGTTCGTCTTCTTTAATATCGTCGTCTTGTGATTCTCCTAGCTGTGCTGTCAAGTCTGCCAATTTAACTGCGTTATCTTGGATTTCTTTAACCAAATCTTCAGCAACCGAAACATCATTTTCCGCTTTAATCATGCCTTTGATTTCGTTGTTACGTTTAACAAGTCCGTCAATTGAATTTTTAATTTCAAGTTTTTCGATTTTATTCATATGCTTTTTTAATCTCCTCTAGGCGTGCTTTATTTTTCGCCTCTTTTGCTAATTCTGCACCAATTGCATTATTTGCCATAAGTGCTTCTGGGTCTGCTGGGACTGATACAAGACTAACTTCATTCATGATAGCATTCTTAACGAGTACACTTTCATCTTCTTGAATATCATAGTCTGTCATGTAATAAGATACTGAAACGCTATTGAACGCCCCATTCTCTACCGCTTGCTTGATGTTTGGGTGCGTGTCATAAATAACGAAGTCGCACATATAGGCATTGTTTTCCTCGCTATACGCAATCCCAACATCTCCAATAACTTCGCTAGAGCCTTCGCCATGGTTATAAAGGAAAGGGTAACGATTACGCTCAATTTCGAGTGAGTTAGATGTCAACTGTAAGCCGTTTCGGTTAACTGTGCCAACTTTACTTGCTACAGCTGTGAAGGATTTTGTTCCCTCTTCATCTGTGCTCACATCGATTTCAACCGCATTTTTAACTAGTTTCATCAACTGGCTTTTTCTCGCTTTCTAAGTTTTTGGTCATTTCTGCCAAGTCACTAAAGTTTTCTACTGCTACAGAGTTCTTGTTTGTCAAGTAAACATCACCACCTTCACGTGGTTGTTCTCCAATCATTGCTAAAAATTGGTTAACCGTGAACATAGGCGCATTAACGTTCTCATGATACAAACTGATAAGGTCTTTAAGAGACGCAAATTTAAATAACTGGTTGTCAATTACGATACGCTCATAATATTTATTTTGGCTGTTTTGTCGTCTACGTGAACTTGGTATGAGCTTATAAGATAACTCTTTTTCCAGTTGGAATAGTAGCGGTATGATAGTTGCGTTGTAAAAGGCTATTTGTTCCTCTTGACTAGCTGTGCCAAGTAGAATTTTTTCGTTCATGAAATATGAACTTAGTAATTCTGATTTAATCAAGTCAATTTCTTCTTGGTTTAGGACACTATAAGAATTTTTTAACTCAATCAAGTCTGCCTTAGCATCTGTAACGCCAATACCATTGAAATTAGCGCTAGTTTGCATGGCTTGGATAGCTGTCATTGCCTTTTCTTTAAAAGCCCCAAGTCCGTTGTCAAGGTTAGCATTAACTTTATACAAAGCTCTCAACTTCCCTTGCTCTAGCTTAGTTGTAATACTAGCCAAAGCTTGGTCTAGGATAGAAGTGTCATTATCAAGGTAAAAAGGGCTGATAAGCGTGACAACTTCACTCTGCTTATATTCTTCATCGCCGTTCACAAGATGCAAGTCGTCAAGATAATATGTATCTGTGTACTTGTTTTTCTTATAAATAGGTTTCAAGCGAACTTTCTTAGTCTGAAACATCTGAATTACTACTTTATTCCAGAACTCCGTTGAGCTATCAAACCCTTTAGGTTTCCAGTTTAAAACTTCATCAATGTCTGAACCATCCAAAGAACGCATAATATCCGTTCCTTTTGGTACAATTTCATACCGCATATGATTGTAAGTAATTTTTGATATTTCGCTTGCAATCTTTTTCTGAATGTTCATGACAAATTGACTAGTAAAAGACACAGCTTCATTTGTGAAACTCTCGACTCGCTGTGTCTGCTTATTAAGGCGACCTCTTTGAATTGTTACGATACCACCGAATAACTCCAAATTTTAACCTCCTTTCTAGTAAAGCAGTCTGTCATTATAACCGCTCTTATCTTGTCTTGTTTTCTTTTTATGGCAAGAATAACATAATAGCCAAAGGTTATCTGGATTATAGGCAACATTCCAATCGTCCACGTTGTCCCATATTAACTCTATTTTGTGGTCGACCTCAAATTTCTTTGCTGTATAGTCTCCACACATTTGACAGGTCATTTCATCACGCTGTCTTATATAATCTCTTGTTTTAATCCACTTGGAAGAGCTGTAAAAGCCACTTTCACGGACTGTTTCAACATCTCGCCTCATATTAATCGCTCATTTCGTCTGTCACTAGGACATTAAGGGCAAAAACCGTGCTAATAGCTGGGTCAATCTTATCTTTATCCATTTTCTTAACCATTGCATAGTCACCAGTATAGCCAATCTTAACAGCAACGTTCATAAACGACCACGCCAGAAGCTCTTGATTGTGTTTAAGCGTTCCTGTGCTTGCTAATTGCTTAGCTAACTTGATATAGTCAGAAAGCTTGAATCCTTGTCCGACTGGTTTCTGTTTGTCACCTGCAATATCATAAAAATGTCGTTCAATCAATGCTTTTAAATATTCGTAACGAGCTGGGTCATAGCCAACTTTAGCGTATTCACAACCTGTTAAAGATTGAAACTCCACCATTTCTGGGATAAGTTCTTCAACGTTGATATATTCGCTGTCGAGTAACTTTATACTTCCTTCTTCGATAAATTTATTCCAAACTTCTTTTTGGTCATTGTCTAGCCCCTCATATTGATTGACTGTTGAGAATGATTGATTATGTGTATAAATTGTTCCATCTTCTAAGCGTGTCATATAAGCTATAGAAGTCAAGTCGCCAACTAACGATAAGTCAATACCGACATACGTTTTACGACCTCTAAACACGCTCAAATCGAACTCTTGGGGCTGTACTTCGTCACGTGTAAAGTAATAAGTGACATCTTGCAACTGAATCCCCATGTTATAAGCTAGAAACTTAGTTTGAAGTGCTGGGTCTCCTTGTGATAGGTTGTATTCCTCTTCTACACCAGAAAGTGCAGGGACATAACCAATCATCGGCAATGCCATAGACCAGTTTTTCTTGTCTTTTACCTGTTTGGGATTTTCCAAGCGATATAACAAGCCAAAAGAGCGGTCATTTGCATCTTCTGCGTCACTAGTAAAGCGTGCAATCATGGTATCATATAAGCCCATTCGCTTAAGTCCGCCAGATGTGATATAAATTGATTGCCAGTTTTTCTGCTTCTGCCGTGAGCCTTTGTTCACTGACTCTGTTATATCTTCCCCGTATGTGTGCACCTCATCAAAGATATTCAGAGACGAGTTACCACCTTGAGCACGTGCTGTGTCATTGGTTTGCTTTTTAAACTCGTTTGCTGTTGGTTCGTATTTTAGACCTGATTTAGTAGAACGAAACTGGTTTTCATCTGCTAGAGTTCCCAACATTGGAGAAGCCTGTGTTTGTCCTCGTACTTGGTCGAATACGTGTCTTGCCTGTGTATTATCATAAGCAATTACAAGTGACTCTCCACCCCAAGCACCGCCCATAATCATCCAGTGGAGCACTCGTGTAGCCATGAGAGTAGATTTACCAGAACCACGACCAAGATTTAAAAAGATTTCGTTTGTAAGCTGTACTTGCTCGCCCTTCTCGTTTATCATGTCATAGCCAAGCATTAGCTCAATCCACCACCGTTGTGTAGGGTATAGATGTACCTTCTGGAGCACACCTGTAGTTAAGTAAAAGTTATCTTCTACCCATTCAATGTACTGTGTTACCCTATCATAGCGATAAATGTACTTATCATGTATTCTAATTTGCTTCCGTATAGTCTTTTTTATATCAGCATTTATTCGATACTCGTTTTCTTTGTTCCATTCAAGCATCTTATTTAAGTAATACATCTACACCACCCCTAGAAGTCCACAGGAGGCTCAATTTGCGTTGGTTCTTTGTATTTAGATAAGTTATATCCAGACAGTTCACGAGCCACCTCAGCAAGCTTATCAGAGCCTTTCTCTTCGTTCTTAACTCTACGCCATTCAGCTGGATTCCATAGTTCAGGATTCCCAGCCTTAGCAACAAACATAGCTGTAAGAGAGTCGATGTCAAGCTCTTTCTCTTTAACTCTCTTTGACTTAATAGAGCCGTCTGGATTGTATAAGGTTTCTGTTTCCACCACTGTACGAGGTCTCAGTTTGGCTTGTAAGGCACTTTCTGCTAAGCTAAGCATATTGGACTGGGCAAAGGTTTTAGCTTCGTCATACTCCTTTATATGAGCTTCTCGCCACTTTCTGAACGTTAAAGCACTCATATGCAAAGGTTTATAAATGTCAATATCAGAACACCCCTCACGGACTTTCTCTAATACTTCTGCTGTGCCCTGCTCAGTCATAATATAATCTAAGTTACTTGGGCGGCCTGTTTTCTTTTCTACCTGTTGCAAATGAGCACTCCTTTCTTTTATATTTTTCTATATTACTTAAAGCTCATATAATCGTTTCTAAGCACGTCGTCTGTAATAACGGTAAATACTCCGTCCAGTTATCTTAACGTGCTCACAAGCCATTATATGGATTTATATGGCTATTTTTGATTTATTAAGTAAAAAGTTTTCTTTTTAAAGACTTTAGAGAGATTTAGAAG